ATATTCAGGATTTTGACAGAGAAACGACTCTTTTAAAGGAAGTCAACTGTGAGAAGAATTTGGTGTACCTTTACCCTAACCACCATGCGGAATTAGATTTAGGGGTACTTGGCGAAATTGGTAGCCGCAACTGCCTGCTAAGCAGTCGGGATTAGCGTCCTGTAGAAGTTCGAGTCTTCTAGTACCCGCCTACCTATCCACCACGTGTGGAAAAGGTAACGGATTCGTGTCTGGCGAATCCAGCATCTCGTAGCCTCGACAAGGGAGCTACTTGGGGGAGTTCGGAGCGCAGGCCGCAACTCCCCCTCTTTATGTTTGCGAGTTTACTGAGCAGGGTCGTCTTGGTATACTCTCTGTAACAATGACAACGACCCGATTGGGTTTTCTTTTGGAGGTAACTAAATGAAGGTTAGAATCACTCGTAACCAGAGCGTAGATGTTCCTATGACTCTTAGGTGGACAATCCCTTATCTTCGCCGTGCGGCTGATAGTGGGTGGCGTCTTCCTGAGAAGATTTACTTTAGGAATCCCGCGTATAATAGGAACGTGAACAAGGTCGCGTCTAGCGAAATGTATCCGACTCCTGGTAACTACAAGGTGATCCCTGAGTCTTATGTGTTCATGCACACTGGTGACGGGAACCGCAGGTTCTATCGTCCTACTATTCTGAAGCATCTTGCTCACGAGATCGCACACATTCAGAACGTGGACAATATGAGTCATAAGGAGTCTTGGGCTGCTGATTCGAACTTCCTTACTGAGGATTTCATGCTTCAGTATGAAGAGAGAAAGGCGTAATGGCCAAAAAGACTCGTAAGCAAATCGTCCTAAAACTCGATCCTCTGGTAATCGAAAGCTTGGACGATCCACGGGTCCAGATTTGCAGGTATTGTGGCGAACCGATGCTCCTGGTATCGGGGGCATTCGGTTTCGCCTGTTATACTCTTCGCAAGTACGGAGCTAAGTGGAAATCTACCAGAACAAAGAAGCACTACAATGGCAATAAGGCTTGTCTAGGGGAGTGGCTCAAAGACCCGAAACATAGAAAAGATCTAATGGAGCCCAGACCAAGACCAAAGCTAAAGACCAAAACCAAAAAAAGAGGTAAAAAATGAGTAACAGCAAGATTCAAGAGCGCCTGAAGAAGCTCAGGGAGCAGTCCAGCAACAAGTTCGCCCACCTGTGGAAGGCACCCAAAGACGGCAAAGTGCGAGTCCGCATTTGCCCCAACCCGCACTCCGATGAAGAGGGATTCCCCTTCCTGGAGTACCACTACCACTATAACATCACGTCCAATAACCGTCCAGTCGTGTGCCAGGAGAAGACTTTTGGTGGCGAATGCGAGATCTGCAACATGGTCAAGGAACTCTGGAAGGGCGACAAGGAAGATCAGAAGCTGGCCCGTCAGTACGGAGCCAAGCCTCGCATCCACACTCCCGTCCTAGTGAGGGGTGAGGAAGGCGAAGGTATTCGCTGGTATTCTCACGGGACTCAGGTTTACGAGGCGATCCTCGAAATCATGGCCGATCCCGATTACGGTGACATCACTGATATCAAGGCGGGACACGATCTAACCCTGACTGTGACTCCCCCTAGTGGAGAAAACCGCTTCCCTTCCACTTCCGTTGTACCCAAGCCTAAGCAGAATCCTCTTGCTCCTACAAAGGAAGAGGCGAAGAAGCTCCTGGCCGAGGTTCCCGTTTTCGAGGATCACGTGACCATCGATACTCCCGAAGAGATTTCCGCTCTATTGGCGAAGCTCGTGGGAGAAGACGAACCCGATAGCAGTTCTTCTTCCGATGATGAAAATACGGGAACCGTCTGGGATGAAGACGACGACGATGACGACGATGACCTTTAGCCGATAGGAGTTGACCATGGCTAAGAAAGACAAGAACGATCTTTCTAACTTCCTTCGGGATAGCGTCAACTCACAGATGGGGAACGGGGTAGCCTATTCTATAACGGATGAGGCTACCCCTTCCACTGTCCGTGGTTATATTTCCACGGGTTCTACTCTCTTGGACATCGCGATTTCCAATAAGGTAGATGGTGGAATTCCCATGGGGAGATTGACGGAAATCAGTGGTGTAGAATCCATCGGTAAGTCTCTAGTCGCCGCCCATGTTCTAGCAGACATTCAAAGGAAAGGTGGGGTTGGAGTCTACATTGACACCGAAAACGCCGCTTCCATTGAGATCCTAGGCCGATGTGGTGTGAACCTGGAGGATCTGGTTTACATTTCGGTGGGTACGGTTGAAGAAGTGTTCGGGGCTATGGAGCACATAGTCACCGACCTTAGGACGGGGAAGACCAAAGCCGATAGGGAAGTCCTTATCGTTTGGGACTCTGTGGCCGCGACCGCTACTAAAGCGGAAATCGACGGAGACTATGGAGATCACAACATCGGCGCTCAGGCCCGAATGATTAGTCAGGGACTTAGAAAGATCATCCCGTTCATCGGGAAGTATAACGTAACTCTGCTGTTCATCAACCAATTGAGAACGAAGATTGGCGTGATGTTCGGAGATCCGATGATCACCCCAGGAGGAAAGGCGATTCCTTTCTTCTCTTCCGTCAGAGTTCGACTGTTTAAGGAAGCTGAGATCAAAAACCCTGGAACAAAGGCCGTTACTGGAGTGAGAGTTAAAGCTCGTGTCACAAAGGACAAGATTGCGCCACCTCTGAGGCAAGCCAGTTTTGACATCAAGTTCGGTTTCGGAATCCAGGACATCAGATCGTGGCTTCCCGTTTTGGCTGCTAAGGGAGTCGTGAAGCAAAAGGGGTCGTGGTACTACTACACTCCAGTCGATTCCGCAGAACTTAAGTTCCAGCAGAGGGGCTTTTCCAAGTTCGTTAAGACGCATAATCTGGAAAAAGAGTTCAGGCAGGCGTTGTACGACAACCTAATCATCAAGATGGATGAAGAGGGCGTTGCCGAAGAGATGGACGAAAACCCGAGTGGAGATCCGAATGCGTGATTGTCCGTTCTGTAAGAACCTTAAAGAGGAAGAGGGGTTCTTTGCCTCTCTTCCTCACGTTAACATCGTAAAGAGTCTCCACCCAGCTTGCGACGGCCACTATCTCATCATTCCCAAGCGACACATTGCGAAGATGCATGAAACAGATGCTATGGAGATGTTGGATATTCAGAAGGCTATTAAGATGCTTTCGGTTATCCATTGGGATTATAACATCGGAGTGAACTGTGGTGTGGAAGCTGGACAGAGCGTGAATCACCTCCACATACACTTCTTTGCTAGAGAAGCTGGGGACGGTGGGGTTAAAAGAGGCGGGGTCCGTCACATTTTTCCAGAGAAGGGAAACTACTAATGGTTACTGAAAAAGACCGCTGGTTCGATAGTCTAGACGATTACAAGGATCAGATCGATGAATCGAGTGATGACGCTAAGAAGATCATGACCACGATTCTTCGCTACAAAAAGAGAGTGAAGAATCGTGGCTCTGCCATTAGAGCTAAGTGCATCGAGTGTATGGGTGGAATTAAAGAGGTTCAAGATTGCGTTTCTTGCGATTGCCCTCTTTGGCTGTTTAGGTTGGGGAAGGACGCGTTCCGCAATGGAACTACTTCCCCTCCAGTCAAGAAAGAGCCCAAGAATCCCAAGGTTAAAAAGCGTTCCCCCAAGCCCAAAAAGAAGCCTGTGGCCAAAAAGAAAGCGACCAAGAAGGGAATCAACCCTGGTCTACTCGCCATGCAAGAAGCCAACAGGCGTCGTAGAGAAGAGAAGGCCAAGAATGGTGGTTGATTTTGCGTACGATTTGTGCCAACTGAAGGGAGATTATCCCTTTTAGAAAGATTTCTGATCTTAACAAGACCCATCGCTCTTATTGTTCCGATGAGTGTAAGCAGGAGTACGCGTATAGGAGGAAAAAGGATCTTGAGGTAAACGCCACGTGTCTCAACTGCGGCAAGGAGTTTCATCGCAGACAAAGCCAGTTGGACAAATACAAACAGCATTTTTGCTGTTGGGGGTGTTCCAGGGTCTACAGGAAGAAGGATCAGATCGCGGTTCAGTGTGAACATTGCGGGAAAACCAAATGGATAAAGAGACATTTTTTTGAAAAGAACGTCAATAAAAGGTTCTACTGTAATCGTGGTTGCATGAAAGCGTACAACAAAGAACGAATGCGCATAATTTTAGATCGGACCCAAGCCGCTCACAACTACAAGAGAAACGCTGACTACTGTGAGGTTTGTGGGTGGGATGAGAACCCCGCTATACTCTCTATTTGGTGGAGAGACGGGAATCACAAAAACAGAGAAGACGACAACATGGTGGTCGTTTGTAAGAACTGCTTCCATGGGATCTGGTTGGGTTACATTAAGCGATACGTTATCTTTTTTCCTGTGTTCTTTGTAGGCAGTTTTAGAGTGTTCCAAACTATTTCAGGTTAAACACATACTTTCAGAGATAAAAGAGTTCATAAAGTCGCGAAAGGACCAATAGAATGGAAGAAAAGAGAAAGAAAATCTTACTCGTAGATTTTTATAACACATTTATACGCTCATTTAGCACACTCACTTTGGCAACTAACGATGGCCGTCATATGGGCGGCGTCATGGGCTTCCTTCAGTCGCTACGCTACGTGATCAGTAGGGTGAACCCCGATCGTGTCATTATCTGCTGGGATGAAGGAAGGCCCGTTAAGAGAGAGGCGGTCTACAAGGACTACAAGATCGAAAGAAGGAAGAAGCCCAGGAAGACCCTGATGCCCTTCAACGATTTGGATGAACAGGACGACTCTTTCAATCACCAGATTTCCAGAGTTAAGGACTACATTGATCTTCTGCCTGTGACTTCGGTTGCTTGTGGTAACATCGAGGCCGATGACATCATTGCCCATTTTTGTGTTGACGAAGAATGGGAAGATTGGGACAAGGTGATTTACTCTACAGATAAAGACTTTCTTCAGTTAGTTTCCGAGGATACTAAGATCTACCATCCAATTAAAAAGAAGCTACTGGACGAGGATTACGTCTGTAAGGAATTCGGAGTCCACCCCCGTAACTTCGCAGTTTTAAGAAGCGTAACTGGCGATTCCAGCGACTCAATTACGGGAGTTAACGGTATCGGGTTTAAGAGTGCTCTGAAGTGGGTTCCCATCCTGAACGAAAAAGAGATTGACATAACGACCCAGGATGTGGTACAATACTGTCAAGAGAAGATCGAAGAGAGGAAGAAGCCCTACAAGGCCCATCTGTCGATAATTGAAGAAAGCAGTAAGTTAGAGGCTAACCTAAAGGTAATTCAACTTCAAAAGCCTATGCTGTCCCTGTCTTGTTTGGATAAGCTGAAGGGGATCAAGGCGTCGATAGACGAAGAACTCAAGTTCAACCCTGTAAAGCTGAGGTTCCTGTTCCTAGGGGACGAGGCCAATAACATGCTAGAAAGAATTAGTTCTTGGAACACACCGTTCCTGAAGATGGTGGCTCGATCAAAGAAGAAGTGAGAGATGAATGTCAAACGAAGAGACTTTCGAGGTTTTTGGAAGCACCAGCTTTCAGTCTAAGATCATCCTGGCACTCGTTTCCGATCCGACTTATGCTCAGCAAGTGGTTGACATTGTTGATCCCGAGTTTTTCACCACGATCGGGCATAGCTCTATTTTTGACTTCATTAAGACCAGTATCGAGAAGGAAGCCAGCTTTCCCAGCTTGGACGTTGTTGATTACTGGTACAACGGACTAGAAGACGGGACGATTAAAGAGGCCGTCAACTCCACTCTAAAGGAGATCAAGGAGTCCGACCTTCGTGATCTTCAGTTTGTGAAGGATAGAGGGTTAGAGTTTTGTCGCAATCAAGCGATGAAGAACGCGATTTTGAAATCTGCGGATCTATTGGAAAGGGGCGATTTTGAGTCTATCCACAAGATTATCGAGGATGCTACACTCGCTGGAAAAGAAAATGAGATCGGACATGACTACTGGCAAGACATCCACCTCCGAAATCAAAAGCTTAGTAGGAAACCCATCCCGACAGGATTGGGCGAGGGCTTGGACAGGATTCTGGGTGGTGGCGTCGCTCCTGGTGAGTTGGCTGTCATACTCGCTCCTACTGGTGTCGGCAAGTCTATGGCACTGGTCAATGTGGCCGCTGGAGCGATTTCTCAAGGACTGAACGTTGTCTACTACACCCTAGAGTTATCCGAGGCCCAGGTTGGCGTGAGGATGGATGCCAGGGTCTGTAACATGGGCTTGGAAGAGGTACGGAAAAAGCCACATGTGGTCTCCGCTACTCTCGATAAGAAGAGAAGCAAGTTCGGGAAGCTGATCATCAAACAGTTCCCCACAAAGCAGGCGACAGTTACTAGCCTTAAAGCCCACATCTCCAAGCTAAGGACGATGAAATTTGCTCCAGATCTGGTCATCGTGGACTACGCGGACCTACTTAGGGCAACCAGGAGCTACGGAGAGAAGAGACATGAACTAGAGAGCCTATACGAGGACCTACGTGGGATCGCCGTTGAGATGCACGTTCCGATGTGGACGGCTTCTCAGTCAAACAGGGGATCGATGCAGAATGAGATCGTCACATTGAGTGACGTTTCAGAGTCCTTCGCCAAGGTTCAGGTTGCCGATTTCGTGATTTCCATCCAGAGGATGCTGGCAGATAAGAAGGAGAACAGAGCTAAGTTTTTCATTGCTAAATCACGAGGTGGTAGGGATGGGATCACGATGGAAGCCATCTTCAACACGGAAGCCGTTTACGTTGAGGCTCTTGCCACGGAAGATGGTGGAGTTTGGTACGACCAGGAAGAAACACAAGAGATGATGAAAAATAACGGAGAACTCGATCGTAAAGAGCGCTTAAGAAGGCGACTGAAAGGAGTTAACAGTGGATAAAGAGAAAGAATACACACAGGAAGAGTTGACCGAAAAGCTCCAGGCTGTTAGAATAGCGGCTGGGATGCTGGAGGCCACACTTCAAGTTGCCTTCCATTTCCTAGAAGACTTGACGGGGACTCTCAATGCCGTTGACGACCTAGATGGCGGGTTGACCGAGTTGAAGGGTGACGATCAAGAGCGTGGTGGTCATTACGGTGAATACGTCAGAAAGGTAGACGAACTGGAAGATGTGGAACATGATTAAAAGAAAACCTAGAACCAATCTGTTGCGATTGCAATTTAAAAAAGTGGACTAAAACGAAAGAGGAAATGCTTTGAAATTTGACACGGTATACGGCGTACAGTACGGAAGTTGCGGAAAAGGGGCAGTCATCGCTAAGCTGGCCCAGGAAGAGAAGTATGCCCTCACTATTCGTACTGGCGCTCCCAATGCGGGACACACTTTCTACGTTGAAATGCCCAAGAGCAGAGTCCCCGATAACATCCTCAAAGATTCTGTCGATGACGGGTCTTTCGAATTGGGTGGAGTGAATTATGCGAAGAGGAACGGGATCTGGTACCGCAAGGTGGTCCATCAGCTTCTTCCCTCTGCCGCACCTTGGATCCGCGATATCTTCTTCGCTCCTAACAGCATCCTCAACCTAGACGTTCTGAGGCGTGAAATCGATGAGATGGCCGACGTGCTTGACATCGATCCCAAGGAGATGTGCGCGAGGATCTCTATCGATCCCAATGCCGCCATTATGGACGGCCACGAGGAAGAGGCAGAGGAAGAGGGGCAGGATCTTCGAAAGAAGATCGGATCCACCATGGAAGGTGTGGGTGCCGCTCAGAAGCGTAAGATCAGTAGGCTCGATAAGAACTACGTGTGGGGCCACTACAAGGAAAACAAGCTCCACAAGTACGATATGCTGCATTTATGTCAGACGATCCCTAGCTGGGATCTTTACAACAGTCGGTATGCAGATGACGACGTTGCTCTAATCGAGGGGACACAGGGAACGCTGCTTTCCATCAATCACTGCCCCTACCCCTTCGGTACATCCCGTGACTCCAGTGCCAACGGAATCCTAGCGGACGCTGGTGTACCTCACAAGGACGTAAGGCACATTATCGGTGTGGCTCGTACTTACCCGATCCGTGTTGCTGGTAACAGTGGTCCGCTCCCTAACGAAACCACTTGGGGCGAGATCGGACTCCCCGAGGAAATCACCACGGTAACGAAGCTAGTTCGCCGTGTTGGTCGTTTCAGCGTTGAGGATTTCGAAAAGAGCTATCTGATCAACAAGCCGACTCATATCGCGTTGACCTTTACGGACTATCCTGACGTTGAGAAAGCCGTCACTACTGTATGGGATGGGGAAGCCATGGGGGATTACAAGGTGTTGATGAAGACTTCTGGACCTTCGCCTTCCGATGCGGAATTCTACGGACTATAGGAGAAAAACCATGAGTTTATTAGAACACGCAAAGAGAGAGTTGGACGCTGCTGGCTACGTACCCAAGACTGAGTACCCTGTGTATGATGAAGACGGGTACGTGGAAGAGGATCCAAATCTCTGGATGCGTCTTTGTGTTCTTGAATTGATCGACGTTTTTGCAAAGCAGGAGCATTCGGGATCGTCTGCTCCTTTCTGTGTCGCTCTTTTCCAGAAGCTAGCCTCATATGAGCCTCTTGGTCCCTTGACGGGTGAAGATGACGAATGGGTAGAAGTCGGCCCAGAAGTGTTTCAGAACGCTCGTTGCAGTCACGTCTTCAAGGAGGATGGAGAGGCGTATGATATCAATGGGAAGGTCTTCAGGGAACCCGATGGTATGTGTTACACAAACCATGAGAGTCGAGTTCCCGTGACCTTTCCTTACGACCCAGTTACCGAGTATGTCGATGTACCAAAATCGGAGGATGAAGATGCCTAAGATGAGTTTTGAGAAGTACGATGAGCTTAAGAAGCAGCTTGAAGGAGAGCGCGTTTACGTGGGAATGATGCTGTGCAAGGTCCAGCGTCTCCACAGGGACGGAACCCTCGTGATGCGCATCGAGGACAAGAAGGTGATCGATGAAGCGTAACTACATCATAGGAGTTTGTGGTGGTCCCGTTGTTGGGAAGTCCACCTTTACCGAGTATCTCAAGAACGTGATCTTCAAGGATGATGATGTTCGTGTGGTGCAGACGGGCAAAATCGCAAAGAACATGGACGAGGCGCGTCACGGTGCGGGTGATTTGGGTCCCGAGGTGGAAGTCAGAAACGAGATCCGTAGGGAAATCCTGGAGGGGTGGGGGCAAGGAGCAAACCACGTGATCGTGGACGCTTCTCCCCGCGTTGTGGGACAGGTGTCTTTCCTACAAACGATTGCGGCAATGCTGGAAGCTCCTGTGGTTATCTGTGAACTCCAAAGAAAAGGAAAACAGAAGAAGCATGACTACCTCTTCGATGAGAGGACGGACGGGCTCATCGATCCCGAGATCCATGAGAAGCGATTCAACTGGTGGAACAACAACCTAAAGCATATCAATCAGGAGCTTTCGTTTATTCTTCCAGAAAACGTGGCTTGGAGGGTCTGCTACCCCAACGGAGCTACCCACGTGGTGAAGTTCCATTTCGAGTCAAAGATGGATTTGGACAGGTGGGTTGAGGATCACTACTCGATCATGACCGACGAAGAGGAACCGATCCGTTAGGGAGACTACTTAAAATGGCGTTAAAGAACGAGTACGGGGACCTAATCAGTCCCTATGGACCAGCAAGGAGACAGACTATGGGAAGCAGAACAGATCAGAAGCTAAAGAACAGCATCGCCGCTCTAGAGGAGGAAGTCGCCGCCCTTAAGGCACAACTTGAAGAGAAAAAGGGTGGGAAGAAGAAGACCGCCAAGAAGGCAGCCACCACGGGTTCGGGCTTGGATCCCAAAACCAAGAAGCAGATCAAGAACGTGGAGCTACCAGGGGACGACCATAACGCCCAAGACTAAGGAGACTAGATGGAGCATTTCAACAATCCAGTGTCCAGGATGATTTGGGAGACTCGTTACAAAGATCCCGAAAAAGACATCACCGTGGAAGACACATGGAAGAGGATAGCAAGTGCTCTCGCAAAAGACAAAGATGAAGAAGCCGCTTTTTACGATGTATTGAGCGGCTTCTCTTTCTTACCTGCGGGACGCATTCAAACGAGTGTAGGGTCGGATAGAAACCTAACAGGATTTAACTGTTTTGTTATGGACGACATAGATGATTCGATGAAGGATATCTTTCGTGTCTTACAAGAGAGTGCAATGACACAAAAGATGGGCGGTGGAGTTGGGTACAACTTCTCTACTATAAGACCAGAGGGTTTTGAGGTTGAAAGCCTCAAGAGTCCTGCAGGCGGTCCCATCAGTTTCATGCGTATTTTCGATGCCACTACGAAGACTATCGTAGGTGTGGGAAATAGGCAGGGTGCTCAGATGGGGGTCATGAGGGTGGACCACCCAGATATCCTCAAGTTCATTCACGCTAAAAAAGGAAAAGAGAATAAGGAACTAGAGAAGTTCAACATAAGCGTGTCCTTAACGGACAAGTTCATGAGGGCTTTGAGGGACGGGTCTTCTTTCCCTTTGATGTGGGGTGACGAGGAAGTTGACCGTTTGGGCGCTATTGGTTTGATGAACTCGATTACCGAAAACGCATACACTTATGCGGAGCCTGGGGTTTTGTTCATCGACAGAATAAACCAGTGGAATAACCTGTACTACTGCGAGGACATTAGTGCCGTCAATCCATGTGGAGAACAAAGTCTACCCCCTTATGGGGCTTGCCTTTTGGGTAGCATCAATCTAGCCGCGTTCGTGGAAGAGAATCCCGAGTACAACATCTCCACTCACGAGACAAAGGACGGCTTCGGTAAGTTCAACTTTACGGCTTATGGGAGTGCCATTCGCGAAGCGGTGAAGATGCTCGATCATGTGATCGATGAGACTAGTTATCCCCTTCCACAACAGGAAACGGAAGCCAAGAGTAAGCGTAGGATGGGCGTCGGTGTCACGGGATTCGCAAGCGCTCTAGCCATGATGGGCGTCGAGTACGGATCAGAAGAGTGTATGGAGTGGGTAGACGAGTGGGGTAGTTTCCTTCGTGACACCGCTTATAGTGCCAGTATTGACTTGGCCATGGAAGATGGACCTTTTCCAGCTTTCGATAAGAATGGCTATCTTGGCAGCAAGTTCGTAAAGACGCTTCCCAAGCACTTAAGGGACCAGATCGCGGAGCACGGGATTCGTAACTCACATCTCTTGAGCATAGCCCCAACGGGAACGATCAGTTTAGAGGCGAATTGCGTTTCCCACAGCATCGAGCCCGATTTTGCTCTTTCGTATCACAGGAACGTAAGGATGAAGCCAGGGAGCGATGAAACGGAAACGGTGGAGATCCAGACGTATGCTTATAAGTGGTTAAAGGAAAGGGGCTTAAGCACAGACCACATGAGGTTGGCGAACGAGATCCACCCGAAGGTCCACATCGACGTACAGGCGAAGTGGCAGGAGTACGTGGATAGTTCGATTTCCAAGACCATCAACGTGGCCGAGGACTATCCTTACGAGGACTTTAAGGATCTCTATCTCTATGCGTATCAGAGAGGCTGCAAGGGACTCACGCTCTACAGACCAAACGAGAAAATGGACAGCGTGATCGTTCTTTCGGATCCTAATGACCAACAAGGAGAGTTAAAGGAAAAAAAGGGAAAAGGAAAAAGACCCCTAAACCTCTATGGAGCAACCTACAAGGTCAAATACAGAAACGATAGAGGTCCCTTATATATCACCATAAACAGAGATCCAGATCGACCAGAACACCCATACGAGATCCTAATAAACCACGATAACGGGGGAGAAAGCGAAGTATGGTTGAAGGCTCTAGCGAAAATGCTCTCAGCCGTAATGACCAGAAGCGATTCACTCAAGTTCGTGATAGACTCATTCAAAGATCTCCGAGACGGCGAAGGCGGCGAATGGCAAACGGATATTAATGTAAAGGGGGCTTTACATAGAGGCTCTATGTATGACGGTTACACCCCACCGATCTATGAGGGAGATGACGGGGCCAAGTCGGTCTACGTCAAAAGCGGCCCTCACGCTATTTCCTTGGCCCTTCAAGCTTTCCAAGATGAGTTCGGGGATGAAGAGGAAGACGACGTTTCGGTAAACGGGGATCCCGCCACGCTTAAAACGACGTGTCCCCAATGCGGTGAGAAGGAACTAGTTAAAGAAAGTGGATGCTGGACGTGTCATTCGTGCACCTATTCGGGATGTGCGTGATTTAAAGGTAAAGGAGATTTAACATGGCTAGAGTGAAATTACTGAAAAAGGGGATTTTGAAAACCCCCAATGAAGAAGATTACACGTGGGTAATCGAGCAGGCGGAATCGGGGAGTATTTGGTGGACGATACTAGACGGAAAAACACCTTTGGATGTTGGTGTGGCGAAGTCCGTTCAACAAGCTAAGCTTGCCATCGAGAAAGCTTTTAAAAAGAAGAGGTGAGTCATGTTTTGGATCATCTTTTTCGTATTGACGGTACTCAGTCCGTTTATGATAGATCTGGAACGATAAGAGAGCACTTCTCTTCTTTTTCTCCTTAAAGGCTCTTTCTTTTTCCTTGGCCTCGAAACGTGAAGACGTATATCGAGACCCCTCTGGAAAAGGGAAGGGCCGTTTTCTTTTTTCCTTAAAAGAAAACGTGAGCATAAAGGGCATTGACCGAGAAGGGGTTCCCGTGGTATACTTCTGGGGTAGCTAAACTTTCGGATCACAATAATGGAAAGGATAAACGATATGAACATTAAAAAGGTCCCCGTACAGGAATGCACTTACACGATTGAGGGTCTTACGGAAAAGGAAAAGAAGATCCTCAGACACATCGCTTCTTTTGATATATCCATCCCAGCGAGGTTCACGGTGAGTTCCTCATCTTTCGATAAGGGTGACGTATACGATTTTTTGAGAGCCCTACAAAGACACTTAGACGATCTTACGTAAAAAAAGACCCCACCTTCAAAAACAAAGAGGGTGGGGTTAATCGATCCCCGTATAATTTCAAACACGATTGAGGGTCTTACGGAAAAGGAAAAGAAGATTGTAGACGCAAACGAGAAATTAGTTAAGGAGTTAAAATTATGTGGGGATACTACGGAAGCAAGTCAAAGATAATCAAATATTACCCTGTCCCTGAATATGACACTATTATTG